CAGGCGTCATCGACGGACACCCACAGGCCCCTCGGCTTGAACTCATCGACTGATTGGACCTGGGGGACTGAATAGACCGCGGCAACTGGCGCGGGGCTGTAGTGGATTAGCGCCATCTACGCCACCTCCGCATCGAACGCGCCCGCGCCCAACATCGCTCTCGCCAGCTCCATCCGTTTCCGCCATTCACCGCATACCGCGCATTCCAAATTATGAGCCTTGAGGGCGCGCATCATGGCATTCACTGAGGGCGCGGCGATTATTACTTTGCAGCGTTCGGGGCAGAGCATGTCTCCATCGGTGTTCTTTTTCATGTAGTCCCTGGATTCGGCTGCCAGCTCGGCCGCGTAGTCCTCTGCGGGCGTGGGCATGTTGTACGGCTCCGGCGTTTCGTAGATGTCCTGGCCGTCGCAGTATTGCTCCATGCGAAATAGCTTTTCAGCGTTCACTGCGCCCACCGGATGGCGTCATGGATCGCGGTCACAACCCAAGGGGCATTGCCAAGCGCAATCCAGAGCACGGTTGTAAAAAGAGTCGGTAATAGTAGTCTCATCTTGCTCTCCTGTCTAAATTCAACTTCCACAATCCATTGAAAAACGCGATCAACGCCGGTACATCCAGTTTGTGCAATTCCGCGAATCCGCGCGGATCGGCGTCGAATGCGTCGTGACACTTCCGGCAGCCCGGAAGGCATCCCATGTCACATGCCTTTTGCCCTGTTCCATGCGGCCCGGTGTGCATGGGATCGACTCCCCAGGTCCTTCCACAGGCGATGCAGGGGAAGCCTTTGACGTAGCGTTTGTAGGGTTCGCAGCGGATCGGCTTGACTCCCCGGTAGATCGGATTCAGTGCTACCTGGGTTGCTGTGTCCATGTAATGATATTATCATAAGCGGCTTACGATAGCAAGCTTTGGACGCGAAATGATTACAAGCCGCTTATGATAAAGTAACAGTGCATGGCATCGAAGAGCGCAATCAGCAAGTACCTCGCCGACATCGGGAGCAAAGGGGGCAAGGTCACCGGTACGCAGAAGGGGTTCGCATCCCTGACGGACGAGCAGCGGAAGGCAATAGCGAAGAAGGCGGCGGTGGGGCGACGGAAGGCCGCGGCGAAGCGAAAGAAACCGGCGGAATGATGCCGCATTGTAAGCCGCTTATGATACAATGAATACAGATGAATAATTTACAGCTCTACCTTGCCATCGGCGTCCCGATGCTCTTCAACGCCGCCATGTTCGGCCTTCTGGTGGCTTATATGAACGCCCGGTTCAGCGCCATAGACAAGCGCTTCGACGATATGCGCGACCTGTGGCGCGCGGAACTGCATCGCGTGGAAGAAGTGCTGGATGCGCGCCTGAAGCACCTGGAGGAACGATGAGCGCCGTCGTCAACCAAGAAGAGCTGGCGATATGCAGGAGGCGCGGTCGCCGCCACGATGAGTACGGGAATTATATAGATGACTACCTGGCGAGATCGCCGCTTTCGGCGCGCCATTGTACTAGCCGGTTCAATTTGCTTTTGAGCCTGGCAAACATTGGGGTTTGAGCACATACTGAAAGTACGGAAATGCTCCGCGCCTTCCAATTTCGCATGTACCCCAACGCCGGTCAGACCGCCGAACTGACGCGCATCCTGAAGGACAACCAGGAGACCTATAACGCAGCTCTTTCAGAGCGCAGGGACGCTTGGAAGGTGGAGCGGAAGGCCATCACGTACCGGATGCAGCAGGATGAGCTGACGGAGCTTCGCAAAGAGCCTGAGTTCCACTGGATCGCCTGCGACATTCAGCGCGATCCGTTGCGCAGGGTGGATCGGGCATTCAAAGCCTTCTACCGGCGCTGCAAGACGGGCGAGAACCCCGGTTATCCGAGGTTCCGCGCATGGCATCGGTACGATTCGTTCACATACTCCCTGCCCGTCATGCGAACGAAGTCGATCAAGATTCCGAACCTTGGCGACATTCGGGTACGCGGCGGCAGGCCGATAACCGGAAGAGCCAAAATCTGTACCGTGAAGCGTTCCGGCAAGCGCTGGACCGCCAGCGTGGTGTGCGACATCGGGCCGGAGCCGGAGAAGATCGCCGTTTCCAACGCGGTGGGCATTGACGTGGGACTGACATCGCTTGCCACATTGAGCGACGGGACCGTCATTGAGAATCCCAGATGGACGCGAAAGAACGAAGCGCGGATAGCCGCCGCCAATCGCAAACTGGCGCTGAAGCAGAAGCGCTCGAAGAATCGGATCAAGGCGCGGGAGGAACTCCGCCGCGCTCATCAGCGGGCCGCTAACGCGCGGGTGAACCATATTCATCACGTCTCGAAGTGGCTGGTTGCGAACTACGATCTGGTTGCATTCGAAGATTTGAATATCCGCAACATGGCGCATTCGACCATGGCGAAGTCGATCCACGATGCCGCATGGGGCATTCTGATCTGGCAACTCACCTACAAGGCTGAAAGCGCCGGTAAGTGGGCAGTCCCGGTCAATCCATACGGCACGTCTCAGAAGTGTTCCGGCTGTGGCGCGATGGTCAAGAAGAGTCTCGCGGAGCGGGTGCATTCCTGCTCCTGCGGACTGGTTCTCGACCGCGATCACAACGCCGGGATCAATATTCGTGCGCTCGGGATGAGCGTCGCGGGCATTAAGCCTTCGGAATGGCGTTGTGTCTCGCGCTGAGCCTCAATGTGTACGGTTGTATATAAATCCCATCGAACAGCGCATTGACGGCATGAGGTACGTACGGCCGCATACACGACATGCACGCCATCCTCTGCGCCAAGCGCTACTCTCAAGGCCAGAGGTAAAACCAAAATGTCTTCCCCCCAACGGCACCCCTTCAAAGCGACGGATTCCGATTTTCTGACCGGCATGGCGTTCACCGGGCAGAATGGCGGATCGGAGCTCCTGGACGCGCACGCTTGTGTTTCAGCTAGTGCAGCCAAAGCGCTGGTCATGCACCTCGGCTCGATTGGCGTGACCGCCTCTCTCACCGCGGACTTCCCCGAACCGGGCTGGCCAAAAGACGCCCCATTCACCCAGGCTGCCCAGGTTCCCTACCTGGAGATCCACCTGAACAACGGCGAGATCATCCGCGTGAATGCAGGCGAAGTCATGAAGTTGTACCAACAGCACTCCGAAGCGCTTGCGGATTACATCGTGCAGCAAAGATGCCAGCGGGTTGCGGGAGGCCAAGGATAGCGCGCGATTTCTTCATTTGCCGCGCGCTTTCGCCCCGGCTCTACTTTTGTCGGTGTCGGCCGGGGCGTCAAGGTTTGTCTGCAACGCGTCAGACGATAATCGCGCGCTCGCGGTACCGCGACCAGTGCCCGTGGTTAAACCCCGCCGTCGTCTTCCCAGCGATCCACCGCATAGAATTCCAGATACATATGAGCGCTCTGGAAACCTCACGCCGCCTTCGGTCCCAACAAATCCGCATTCTCCCGAGCCCACTTCGCCAATCTTGCCCGCGGCGCCCCAGGTCCGACCTCATACCCCATCTTCCTGAATATGCCGCTCAAGTAAGTCTTGACTGTCCCTTCTTTCATAGATAATCGAATCGCAATTTCCTTGTTTGGCAGGCAATTCGCGATCTCGACGATGATGTCCACTTCGCGTGGAGCAAGCGTTTTAAAGGCGTACGAAAGATGTGCGCAGTCATGGCTCCGGCAAAGGATGCAGACTGTCCGGGGGACTCGGTGGCGCATGGAAAAGGCTCCTGAGGGAACTAATAAAACTAACCGCGGATAGGTGCTTCAAGCCTACCATTTTGTAGGTATACAGAGCACCTTTCCGAGGCGCATACTGGGATCTACCGTACATGGCAGCAACCAAACTCATCCTCGTTCCACCGACCGAAACGCAGAAATATCGCGCATCTCTCTGTGACGACTTCGGCGAGCTGAAGCGCCTCGACGACGCCAACAAGCTAGCCCACGCACCCACAGCCGCGCGATTGAAGCTCATTACCGAAATCATTCAGAGCTGGGTTCCGTCCGAGCTGGCCGGTGACCAGGACGCGTCCTTCGAGGGCTCTTTCTTCACCGTCACCGCGTCGATTCGCACCAACGAAACCAAAGTGACCAGCATGGCGAAGCTCTTCAAGTTCCTCAGCGCCACCAAGTTTTTCCTCGTTTGCAAGATCGGCGTTGGCGCGCTCGAAGAAAACATCGGCAAAGCCATGGCCGCCTCCTGGCTGGTCAAAGACCGCACCGGGTACCGCACCATTACCGCCGTCGCCAAAGCACAGAGCGACAAAGCAGCATAAATTCCCCCCTCGCAAGAGGCAGCGTTCCAGAAATCGCTGATCGTGGATTCGGATGCCACGTAAAATCCAAAACTGCTGGTCACCGACTCAGAGGATACGTGTCTTCAAGCCATCGTCGTTCCCCAGTTCGCGTTTTCATGTCCGACGGCGAGCGTCGTGATCCAGATGACCGATCGGCCGCCCCGGCCCTCGCCCAGAAGACGAAGCGATCGCCGCCGGTTCCATTTTCAACAGTCCCCGGCATTCGCGCCATGCTTCTTCCGGTCAGGGGCAAAAGCGGCGAAACGCTCTACTACGTTTCCGCTGATGCGGCGAAGCGAATGATCGCAGGCGGAAGAGTCACTGCAATGGGCACCAAGCAGACCATCCGCGCTCTTCAACTGGGCCCCGATTTCGACGATTCGAAAATCGCCACGATCACCGATTACACCGGCCAGCACTACTCTCACGATCACGCCACTAAGGTCAACCCGGAGGGCTGCTGGACTCTCAAGCGCCTGTCCAAACGCGACCGGCCTCTGTTTCAGCGCGTGCAAACCGACTGCATCCGGTACGTCAGTCCGATGGAATGGCACGTGCGCTTCGGCGCCGAAGCGGCGTGACTCCATGCTATCGAACGACGCCGTGCAAGCCATCCGCGACAGGGCGAACGTCAAAGTGGAAAAAGCCTGGAACGCACAGCAGCGATTCCGGGCAAAGCAACGCCAGCCCTTCAACGGTGGAGAAATCGCCTCACGGTTTCCGATCTTCTGGATGTGCTGGCAGTCTCAGTGCAGGATGGCGTACCAAGGCAAAGCGTGATGGCAAGGGAACCGGAATACATCGTAGGCGCGCCCCTGCACCGCATCGTCACAGAGCAGTTCTCCTATCTGCTGGTCCACAAAAGCATGTGCCAGGTTGCGGGATGCTCCGACCGTGTTCGGTTCACCGCGGTGCAAAGCCTTCTGATGCGCCACTTCTACGGAGAGCATGAACAACTGTTTCATCTACGCGCTGAAACGGTGGGTTAGAGAAGGGGGCTGCATCGTCGTTCGCAGATCCGATTACGGCTGGTGGCCTCACTTTATGTGGTCGCCGGATCTCGAAGTCTTCCATGAATTCGTCCCTCATTCGCACTATCCTGTGTTGCTTCCTCCTCCGCTGTTTCGCGGTTTGGAGCGAACTCGGACTCGCGAAATGGCGCTAGGCAAGAGAGCGAATAAGTAATCGAGTTTGGTTGGAGCAATCCTCAGAACGGACCCGTTCGTCGATAATCCGCAATGCGATCCCCTCGCAGAAGCGGTGGCTTCAATAGCGGATGCGAAACGACCCAGCGTCTTTCGCGTCTCTGCCGCCCAGCCCTTAACCTTCTTGAGGAGACATCCTCGGAGCTTGGGGCGGGCGGTTCAAAAGAAAAAGAAAACGCCATGGCTGAACCATCTCAACCTACTGTGTGTCCTGGCGTGCCCACTTCTACTCTGTGGCGCGCGGCATTGCGTTTGCCTTTGGAAAAGTACCCGGCGCATCTGGCTGTGATCGAAAAAGAACTGGTGAGACGGGCTGGAATCGAATCTCCTCAGTCGCGTATAATCCTCCGATGAAGTGCGCCATCTATTGCCGCGTTTCCGCCGTCCATCAGGATTTTGAAATCCAGATCGCCGCTTTGCGCGATTACGTCGCGCGCCAAGGTTGGGAATCGGTCGAGTACGCCGAAAAGCTGAGCGGCAAAGAGGGCAAGCGACGCCCCGAGCTGGAGCGATTGATTGCCGACGCGCAGAACAAACAGTTCGAGGTCGCGATCGTGTGGAAGATGGATCGTTTCGGGCGCTCTCTGCTCGATGCGCTGCAGAACGTCGAGACTCTCAGTCGCTATGGCGTGCGTTTTCTCGTTACCACGATGCCCTCGATCGACACTGACGACCGAAGCCCGATGGGCAAATTCATCCTCCAGATGATGGGCGCATTTGCCGAACTGGAACGCGCGTTCATCGTCGAGCGCACGCACGCCGGCCAGATCGCTTACCGCGCGGCATTCGCCGCCGGCAAGGTTGGAACCGGCAAAGCCAGGTGCAGCAAGTCAGGCAAGAATCTGCCGGTTGGGCGTCAACCAAAGGTCTTCGACCGCAACAAGGTCGCGGAGCTGCGCCGCGGCGGTTCGTCGATCCGCCAGATCGCCAAGGCACTTGGGCTCGGCCGAAGCCTGGTGCACGAGTTTTTGCTGTCCGCAAAACCGGGTGAATAGCTCCCGCACAAGTCGATGACCTGAAACGTCGCTGCATGGGCGTTTTCACTGGTAGTCGAACTAGAGTTCAACGGACGCGTAAACGCTGCAAACAAAGGCCACGAATGCAATTCATCAAAACAACCGTGTTGTTCCTGCTCATCGCAACGCCATTGTTTGCGCAGCAACCACCACCAAAGAAGTATGACCCAGCATCGCTGACGTCCATGCAGATGCAGATCACTGGACTCAGCACCAAGCTGGACACTGCACTGAACGCCTTCAAATCCATCAACGCTTTGACGCAGAAGGTCAACAGCTTAACGCTGAGCATGCGCGCGCTGGAAGTAAAGGTAGACGGGCTCGATGTGACCACCAACAACGAGCGCATCCGCGGTATCGAAGATAAGATCAAACGCGACGACGCGGAACGGGACAGGCGCCACAACGAGGCGAAAGCTTTCTACTCTTCAATGGCCGAATGGCTCAGGTGGATCGTGGGCGGATTTCTGGCGTCAGCATTCGCCCTGTTCCTCGTGTGGTTCGAAGCTCGGATGCGTAACGGCAAGAGAAACGACGTCGTCGATGGCGCATTGAAGACGATCACATCGCAAACCAACGGCATCAACGAGAGGCTGCGCGCCGATAATGACCGCCTGCGCGCCGCGCATGGGGACTGACGCTCTGGAGGGCCAGCCAGGCGCCATGGCGCCCAATCCCCCGCACCCCCTTGGGTCCCCTTGGAGGGGCGCCCTCCCGAGCGGGTTAATAACTGCGCGATTCGGCTAGCGCCAGGCTTTTCCGGTGGGTATCCACCCCGGTATCCACCCTTTCCCGGTTTCGGCTCATCTGGCTGATTCGCAAGGGCCAGCGGGGCGGATACCTGCTCTGCTCTCCAAGGTATCCACCCATGCTCCTGAGTATCCGCTCCTACGCCGCCCACAGAAAGCAAAACGGCCTGCCCGGCGGCACACACGGGGCGGTAAGGAAGGCAATCGAGACCGGGCGCGTCAAGCTGGTTGACGGCAAGGTGGATTCCGACCAGGCGGACCAGGACTGGGTGCGGAAGACCGATCCCGGTAAGCAGCGGATGGACCCTTGCGGGTCTGGAGAGGACGCGTCGCGCCGGCATCCGGCGGTGGAAACGCCGGCAATCGATCGCGCACAGGCGGAAACGCCGGCGGCGGCCGAGGAGCCCGAATCGGGCGACGCCAGCAATTACCAGAAGTCCAGATCCGCCCGCGAGTATTGGGAGTCGGAACTCAGCCGTCTCGAAGTGGAAAAGGAAACGGGCAACCTGATCTCTCGGGAATCCGCGGAGAAGGCATGGGGCGATATGGTGGTCTCCACCCGAACTAAGGCTCTTTACCTGCCCAGCCAATTGGCTTCCCGACTTGCGTCGGAGAGCGATCCGATCACGTGCGAAGAGATTTTGAAGGACGCCGTGCACAAGCTGTTGAGCGAGTTGAGCGAGTACACGCCCGAATGATGAATGGGAGTCGCCGAAGAAACGCTGCTGCGCGCCGTCAAGCTCTGGGAGCCGCCGCCGCGCTTAACTCTCTCCGAATGGGCGGACACGTATCGCCGTACCAGCAGAGAGGCTAGCTCCGAAATCGGCCAGTGGGTCACACGCCCTTATCAGCGAGAAGCGCAGGACGCGTTCACCGATCCCCGTGTAAGGGTGATCGTCATCATGTCCGCGGTGCAGATGTTGAAAACCGAGTTCATCCTGAACGCTCTCGGTTACGTGATTCATCTCGACCAGGGGCCGGTGCTGTGCGTTCTTCCGCGCGACACGGACTGTGAAATCTTCTCCAAGCGGCGCCTGTCGCCGATGCTCCGCGACACGCCGATCATCAAGGGGCTGATAGCGGCCAGCAAGAGCAGGGACTCGGGCAACACGATCACGGACAAGTCGTTCGTGGGCGGGCACATTCGCATCGCGGCGTCGGGCTCGCCTGCCAACCTGGCGGCGCTTCCGATCCGGTTTCTGCTGTGCGACGAAATCGATAAGTACCCGGCGAGCGCGGGGCCTGAGGGCGATCCGATCACGATTGCCGAAGGGCGCCTCGAAGAATTCTTCCTGAACTCGAAAGAGATTCTGACTTGCTCGCCCACGGTTGCGGGATCGAGCCGGATAGAGAAGGCATATCAGGAAAGCGACCAGCGGGAGTATGAAGTGCCCTGCCCCGCGTGCGGCGAGTTCCAGCAACTCAAATGGGCGCAAGTAAGTTGGGACAGCGGCCTTCCGTCGCGTAAGAAACAATCGCAGACCGCGGTGTATGTCTGCCTACATTGCAAGGCGCGATGGGACGATGCCGCGCGGTGGAAGGCAGTCAACGCGGGCAAGTACCGGGCGCACGCGGAGTTCACTGGCACGGCCGGATTCCACATATCGGCGCTGTGTTCGCTCAAGAAACCGCTGAGCTTTTTCGTGAATCAGTTCCTCCGGCAGAAGGACGATCCGGAGCAACTGAAAACGTTCGTCAACACCGTCCTCGCTGAGACGTGGGTCGAAAAAGGCGATGCTCCGGAGTGGGAAGCGCTGCTCTTAAAGCGCGAGACGTACCCTACCGGCAGTGTTCCGAAGGGCGGCCTGATTCTGACGGCCGGCGTGGACATCCAGCGCGACCGTATCGAGGTGGAAATCGTCGCATGGGGCAGGAATCGGGAGTCCTGGTCCGTCGATTACCGCATTTTGGAAGGCCGGACGTCGGATCTGGCTGTGTGGGACAAGCTCGAAGCCGTCTTGCATGAGACTTTTTGGAGTGAGACGGGCGCGCATCTGCCAATCTCCAGATTGTTTGTCGATTCGGGAGATGGAACCACCACGAACGATGTGTATTCGTGGGTGCGCAAGCAATCCGCGGCCATTGTAGTGGCGATCAAGGGCGTGGACCGCGGGTTCGTGCCAGTCTCTCAACCTTCATCGGTCGATGTGACCATCGCAGGGAAAAAGATCAAGGGCGGAGTCAAAATCCGCACGGTGCTCTCTTCGTTTTTCAAAAGCGAGTTCTACGCCGACTTGAAAAAGCGGCAACCGACGCAAGCTGAGCTGGAACAGAACTGGAACTACCCGGCGGGCTACTGTCACTTCCCGGATGGCTCGAACTATGGCGATGAGCACTTCAAACAGATCACCGCTGAGTCGCTGGTCACGCGCAAAAACAAAAAGACCGGGCGAACCAAAATGGAATGGGCAGTCAATCGAGCCCGGAATGAAGCTCTGGATTGTAGAGTGTATGCCCGCGCGGCCGCATGGGATCTCGGAATCGATCGCTTTCACGATAGGCACTGGAAACAGCTCGAAGCGCGCATGATCCCGGACGGCGCCGCGCCCGCATCGCAGCCGCCGCCGGGCGCGCGCGTGGCGCAACGGCCGCGCGTGCAGATAAGGCTTCTATGACCATCACTCTCACAGTCACCGACGAACAGGACGCGGAAGTCCTGCGCATCGTATCCCAGCCAGTGACGCCGGCCAGCGTCTACCGCACGGTGAACTCGCCAACGCCGAGCCCATCAATGGCTATCGCCGCCCTGGGCCGCCTGTTCGACGCGTTCGATCCCCTGCGCTAAGCGCTTCCGGTCCGCGCGTTCCTTGCCCCACACGAGTTCCAGTTCCTCGACGATCCTGTCTTTGGCCTTGATCATCTTTTTCAACCGCTGAATCGCCTGCTGGTGAATCCAGATGGAATCCTTGTAGGTCGAGCGCATCTTGCGCTGCCTCGTCAGTTCCATATACGCCGGCGAGCTTGAATTCTTGATGTGATTCAGCTTGGTCCGCAGGATCTCCTGCGCGCGGAACTCAGGCTCGGTGCGGTACCGGTGTCGGTAGTTCGGGGTGGGCACGGGAAATTCTACTGCTTCGCAGCGGCGGCGGCGACTGCTGCGGCATTGGCTGTGGCGGCTGCTGCCAGCGCGGCATCCGTGGGCGCGTAAACATAGACGACCTGCGCTTCACTCGCATTTACTACCGATGGCGGCAACACGCTGAAGGGCATCGGCGTGAATGTGATGATTTGGCCTGACACTGTGTAATTGCCGGGTGCCAGCAGTCCATCCGCCGCCGTGGAGTTTCCCAGATACACCAAAACCGGATAAAGCAGCGCTCCTGTTGCGTCTACCGCGGGGGGATTCTTGAGCTGCAAGACCGTCAAGGGCGGGTTGATGGCGAATGTGTCTCGCGTTTCGACGTACTGCCAATTCGCAAGAAACGTTGCCGAACTCTGCGCGTGCGTGCGATGCGGCGCGAACAGAACCGCTGGGATCGACACCACCATCGCCAGCGCAACGCATAGCGCCATCGTGGGCAACTGCTTCTGAAGCGAGCGCCAAGTGATCATGCCTACAGTCTGACCCCGGCGCGTCCCCGCCGTCTGTGAATCGCCGTACGCCCCTGAAAGCCAATCATGTACACAACCGCTCAACTCAACGCAATCATCGCGCAGCTCGAAGGCTCGCTCGCTCTCGGCACGGCCGAAGTGATGTTCGAGGGCAAAAAGCTGGTGTACCGGAGCGTGGCAGACATCCGAAGCGCCATCTCCTACTTCACCGCGTTGCTTCTCACCGCGAGTGACGCACCGGTTAATCCGACGCCGAAAGTTCGCACTTACTTTGTGTTTGGCGGCAAGGGCATCGGGTTCTAAAAATGGGCTACTTTGTAAACCTCTTGGGCGCCATCACCGGCAAGCCCTCCGGAGTGGTGTACAACCGCTCGGGATACGACGCGGCCACCAACGGCCGGCGCATGATCAACGTCGGCAACTCGACGCGCGGCGTGTCGAGCCTGGCGCTGTCGGATGGTCCGATGCTGCTTGCCAGGGCGCGTAAGGCGGTGATGGACAATCCTCTCGCGGGAAACGGCGTTCGCTCGTTCGTCGCGGAAGTGGTGGGAACAGGCATCCGTCCGCATTCGCAGCATTCCGATCCAAGAATCAGGCGGATCATCGAACAGGAATTCAGCCTGTGGACATCGCAGTCTTCAGCCGTGCGCAGAATCGGCGCGGATGGAAAGCCGGACTCCCTCCAGGATTTCTACCTGCAACAGGAACTGGTGTGCGCCAACGCCGTAGTGGCGGGCGAGGCGTTCGCCAGGTTGCGGCCGCGCCTGGCGGCCGACCTTTCGCCCACCGGGCTGCGCGTGCCGTTGCAGATCGATCTGATCGAGCCCGAGCAATTGGCGTGGTGGCGCATGACGGGCGATATGGCTTCGCCGCTGAACCTCATCAGGGGCGGGATCGAGTTCAACCAAATTCACGAGCGCATCGCCTACCACTTCTACCGGGATAATCCGGGCGATTCGACGCTCTGGCCTAATGCTTTTGAAATTGTGCGCGTGCCATCGGGCAACGTGCTGCACGTGATGGAGTTCATTCGCGGCGATCAAATCCGCGGCATCACTTCGCTGGCTTCGATCCTGGTGACTCTCTCCGATCTGGACGATTACGACGATGCGGAGCGCATGCGCCAGAAGCTCGGGGCGTATCTGTTCGCTTGGAAAAAGACCCTCACTCCGGATGATCCGCTCAACGGCACCACGGGCACAGTCGGCACGGACATCGCGCCCCCCGGCACTGCGTACGTTGAATCTCAGCCTGGTCAGGTCAACATTCTCGACACCAACGCAGGGGAAGAGTTCGATTTCTACTCTCACCCCGGCGTTTCAAACACGTATGAGACGTTCATGCGGGTGCAGCATCAGACCATCGCGACCATTCTCCGGATCTCTTACGAGATGCTCACCGGCAACATGAACCAGGTGAACTTCGCCTCGGCGCGCATCCGCCTCATCGCTTTAAAACGCATCTGGAAGCAATTCCAAAAGAGCGTGATGGTGCATCAGTTCTGCCGGCCGGTGTGGCGCGCGTGGCTCGACGCCGCGGCACTGGCGGGCGTGATCGACGCGGCGGACTACCGCAAGAATCCCCAGGAATATCTCAACGTGGAATGGCTGGCGCAGCCGTGGGAATGGACCGATCCCAAGAGCGACGTGGCCGCGATCCGCATGAAGATCGAATCCGCGTTGACCAGCAGAGAAGCGGAAGTCACCGCCCTCGGCAAAGACCCGGAAGAAAACGACGCGGCGATTGCGCGCGATCACGAACGCGAGAAGCGTTTGGGCATCGATCCGGTGTACGGCAATTCGAGAGTCAACATCGCGGAGCCTCCCGGAGACAACGGCGACCTGACCGATACGCCCGCGCCGGCCGATGGCTCGGAGCCCGACACGGGGGCCGAGCCGGCGAAAGCGCCAGCGAAGGCCCCGGCGAAGAAAGCCCCGGCTCCGGCGCCCAAAAAGGGAAAGACGAAATGACGAGACTCGAAGAGATCACCCAGCGGATCGGCGCGCGGCCGGCGCTGGTCCGGATGCAGGACATCGCCGACATTTTCGGCGAAGCGGCACCCTACCGGATCGAGGGCGGCATCGCCATGATCGACGTGTGCGGCGTGCTGACCAATGCGGCGTGGTCATGGGGCGGCACAACCTACGGCGATTTGCAGGACCAACTCAACATCGCCTCGGTAGACCCGAACGTCACCGGCATTTTGCTCAACATCAACTCCCCCGGCGGGGAGTGTGACAACGCGTTCGAAACCGCGGACGCAGTTGCGCAAGCAACCAAGCTGAAGCCCGTTTATGCAGTGGCCGGAACCACGGCGGCATCCGCGGCTTACCTGCTGGCGTCTCAAGCGGACAAAATCTACCTGCCCGAAACCAGCGGCGGGGTGGGCTCCATCGGCATCGTCCTGACTCACATGGATGTTTCACAAGCGATGAAACAGGCGGGGCTCAAGGCAACGCAGTTATCGGCCGGCACAGGCAAGACCGCCGGCAGTCCGTATCAACCGCTATCGGATGCGGACAGGGAAACGATGCAGGCGGAAGTGGATCGCCTGTACGGAGAGTTTGTAGGCGCGGTGGCGAAGGGCAGAGGCATCACTCCCCAGGCCATCGTGACCATGGGCGCCAAGATGTTCTACGGCGCGGCTAATGCGATTCAATCCGGGCTGGCGGACGCCACCGGAGATGTAGCTACGGCGTGGGCGGATCTGTGCGCGGAAGCGCAGAAGCCGAAGACACCGATGATTTCAGGCTTCAAGCTGGCAGCTTCCGCCAATTCAACAGAGGGAAAAATGGAAACAGTTAAAACGGAAACAACCGCCTCGGTGGCGGCGCCCGTCATCGACGTTGCCGCAATCACGGCGGCGGCGGAGGCCAAGGGCTTTTTGGCCGCGCAGGAGATTGTCGACCTGTGCGCTATCGCCGGCAAGCCGGCGGAAGCGGCCGGCTTCATCGGCGCGCGCAAGAGCGTGGCCGAAGTGCGCGCGGCGCTCATGGCCGCCAAAGTCGCGGACGACAAAACGTCGGCCGAACTCAACGCCAGCGTGCTGCTCGGCGCCAAGAACAAGGAAATCGAGGCTCAGGGCAAGGCCCAGCCTTGGAGCAAGATCATCGGCGAACTCGCCGCGCGGTCCTTCGGACTGAAAGGTGGCAAGTAAAATGACGATCACAGAACTGGTCCGCATCGGCGATGTAATCCTCTCCGAGCTGGGCGAAAAAATCAACTACGTCCGGAGCGTTATCACGGTCGTAAACGGCACGGTCATCAGCTCCATCGGCCAGGTGTTGGGCAAAGTCATGTCGGGCACGTCGGTATCGGCTCCGGCCGGCGCGGGCGCTCTCGGAGCTAACACCGGAACCGGCACTCTCACGGTGGACCCCACAACCCCGGTGCTCGAAGACGCGCAGTCCGGCGCCTATCGCGCGGTGTGCATTTTGGCCGCGGCGAATGCCGGCACGTTCCAGATTTACAACCCCGCCGGCAAGGTCCTGGGGACTATCGTTTCGGCGATCACCACCCCTGTTACCTGGGCTAACGAGATCAAGTTCGCGCTGCTGACTGTCGTCGGCACCAACTTCGTCGTGGGCGATGCCTTCACCATCACGGTGACCGCGGTTTCCAAGTACGAGCAGGTGAATCCCAGCGCCACCGATGGCAGCCAGTACGCCGCCGCGGTGCTCTTGCAGCCCATCGCCGCAACGCTCACGGCCGACACCGCATTTGTCGCGCTGACCAGCGGCCCGGTAGTGCTCAAGGCCAGCGGCCTGCAATGGACCGCGGGCATGACCGCCGCGCAGATCCTCACCGCTACCGCCCAGCTTCAGGCCGCCGGCATGAAGACTGAGCAAGCCTACGGCGTGTAAGCGCCCCTTCCCCAAAACAAAAAAAGAGACGTGCTGGTCCGGGTAGCCGGAGGCATGTCTCACAAGGAAAAAACCCAACTCAATGTCAGTCAACATTTTAAATATCTTCACCCAGGATGCTTTCGGCGTCGTGAGTCTCACCGACGCCGTAAACGACATCACCCCCCAATACGGCCGGCTCGGCGCGATGGGGCTCTTTTTGGACGAAGGCATCAACAACCGCACCGTGGCTGTGGACTTCGATCCGATCTCGAACCAACTGATCCCGCAGTCACAGTGGGGCGGACCTGGCGTGGCGAACAAAACCAAGCTGGGCAGCACGCACAGCTACAACCTGCCTCACTTTCCCTTGAACGATCAGATCCTGGCCAGCGACCTGCAATCCCGCCGGCGTCCCGGTTCGGATGCGGTGCAGGATGCGCAGTACGCGCTCGGCAAACGCATGATTGAAATGCGCTTGAAGCTCGATCAGACCCTCGAATGGATGCGCCTCGGCGTGCTCAAGAGCGGCCAGGTCCGCGACGGCAACCAGAACCTCATCCTCGATATCTATGCCGACTTCGGCATCGCTCAGGGCGTCGCTTCCTACGCGCTCGCAACATCGACGACCAACGTGATGGGCATGATCTCCGCGACCAAGCGGACCATTCTGCAGGCGCTCCGCGGCGAGCTGATGAACGGCTTTGTGGCCGTTTGCTCGGACACGTTCTTCGACGCGTTCGTCTCGCACGCCAACGTCAAGGTGGCCTTCACCTATTACCAGAACAGCAACGGACAGAACCTGTCCGAAGACTACTCTGGCGCGACGGTGCAGCCCAATGCGGCCGGCCTGTTCAACGCCGGCGTGCGCGGCTTCAGCTTCGGCGGCGTTACCTGGGTCAACTACACCGGTTCGGTGACTGACTCGACGGGCGCCACGCAACTGCTGGTCGATGCCGGTTCGGCCTACATGTTCCCCATCGGGACGCGCGTCTTCAAGACGTTCTACGCTCCCGCGGACTACATGGAGACCGTGAACACCGAAGGCCTGGCGTTCTATGCCAAACAGCGCCTGCTCGATTATGACAAGGGCGTGGAGATCGAATGCCAGAGCAATCCTCTGCCGATCTGCCTCAAGCCGGCCACCATCCAGAAGGTAACGCTCTAACTCACCAAGCGGGCGGCTCCGGTCGCCCGCGCCTCACTCTCTCATGACTCCCCCAACGCTCTGGGCCACACTTACGCAGAGCCTGTTCCTGGCGGCGCTGAACGCTTTCCCTGTGACGGCGATCCTCACGCCCCAATCGACGGGCGTTCCCGTGGCAATCAACTGCATCGAGATGGACCCGGCGCAACCGGAAGACATCTACCCCGGCTCCGCGCGAACCGTGGTTCGGCTGTTCGTCAACATCAGCCTGATCACGCCAACTCCGCAGCACGGCGATGCAGTGACCTACAACTGCGCCAACTACGCAGTGATGGGCGCGCCCCAGGACATCAACGGCGGGGCAGTGCTGAAGCTCCGTAAAACCTAATGCTGAACCCCACTCTCATCGTCAAAGCCGTAACCGCCTTGCTCCAGGACATTCCCGCGCTGGCGACTGCGATGACGGGCATTGGTCCGGACGGCCTCGAGGTGCGGATCTGGGCGCATCGCTTCCTGCCCGGCCAGGATTTGAACCTGACCGAGGCGATCTACAAGATGCCTTCACCCTCGATCCTGGTGGCGTGGGAAGGCACGCAAGGCGGCAACTTCAGCGGCTATGCGATGTGGAAGCACCGCGTCTGCGTTTATCTGCGCGCGGGCAACGCCGCTGGCGTTGAATCGCCTCTCGGGTACGAGGATCTGTGGGCGCTGGTCTGCAATGGCATCCCCGCCACGTTATCGACGGTGAACCTCCGCTACACCAACCTGCTGCCCGATTTGGATATCCCAGACACCCCGAGCATCGCGCGGCTCCAGGACACCGAGCAGATGGACATCTTTCGCGCTGAATTCATATTTCCAGAAATCGGTGACAACTAAATGGCAAACACGACGGCAGTAAAAACCTGGCTCAAGCACCCGCTCACGGGCGATGCGGTCGAGGTAGAGGCGACGCACGCTTCCCTCGTTCCGCTCATGGTGCAGGGCTATCAGCAGTTCACCCCGAGCCCTTCGGCGCACGTGCAGTTCGTCCCGGCAACCCCGGCGACCCCACCCCCGGCAGCTCCGGTGAAAGAGTAATCCATGGCAGCAAGAGTACAGCAGTTAGTTATGGGCCTGGGCCTGAACAAGCAGGCAGCGATCGCGACCATCGGCACAACGTTTTTGCGCTTCAAAAAGAACAACGCCGACGTGACATCGCCGAAGCCGATGTTCGAAAACGACGCCCCGGAAATCGGCAAGGGGAACGAATTCATTTCTGCCGGCGGCACCTTCCCGTCGCATTATGAAGTCGCCAACCGCATCGAGAAGTACGCCTCCGCGGAGTTCACCACCTGGGCCATAGCCTATGCGCTCGGCAACGTGGCGCAGACTGGCGCCGGCCCGTACGTCTACACCTTGGTGCCGCTCAATCCGGGCGTCACTTTGGAGCTTCCCTACTTCACCGTTGTGGAGCAAGTGGCGGAAGGCGGGGGATCGGCGATCGACACCGCGTTTATCGGGTGCGCGATTGAAGACTTCACCTACCAGTTCAATTCGGGACCTGGCCGCGCATCTTCGAAGATGACGGTCAACTGGGTTGGCTCGGGCGTGCTGACTCAGCCCAGCGCCGTCACCGTTCCTGCCGTGGTCGTCGAAAACAACATGCTGGCGGGCTCGATGTCTCTCACCGTCAACGGCGTGAACTACATCACAGCGAAGACCATCCTGTCGGGTTCCATCGGCTGGAAGAATAACCTGCTCTTGAATGCCGGCTTCTTCCCCGGATCGGGCCTGCAGAACGGCTTGCAGGTTCGTGGACGCATGGAAATCGGCGCACGCGTTCCCACGTTCCAGTTCACCACCCGGCTCCTGGCTGCATCAACGGAGTACGCTACGTTGATCGCTCAGACCACCGGAACCGCGGTTCTCACCGTGCAGCATGACTCCGGCAACACAGTGACCTTCACATTCCCCGAAACCGCTTTCCAAATGGCCGAGAACACGGAATCGGACGGCATCGTGGCAGTCACCGTAACCGTGGCTCCCGAGTACAACGTCACCACCGGCGTTTTTTCTGTGTCCGCGACCTGCGGAATCACTGGCATCGCCCAATAGTTCGCACCATCACGAGAGGCTGATAAAGCCCGCGCCGGACTGGAGGCATCCTCCTTGCCAATGAAGGTCCGGCGCTTTTAATTTGCGGCCTTCCGCGCCTGTTTCAGTACCTCAACGGCATGAGGAGTGGGGTATTGGCCCACAACGAGGAACAGGTCCGGAAGGCCGCAAACCCCGATCCAACCAAAAACAAAAAAAGGAAAACCAAATGCTATACGGAGAATTGCCAACAGTAGACCAAGAGAGCGGAGACTCGCTCAAGGGAGTGACTGTCAAGGTCGCCAACCCGCCCAAGACGGCTGTGCTGGGCCTGCCCACCAGCGACCAGATGATCGCCAGGCTGAGTGCGCAGAAGTCGATTCGGCGCCCATTAGGCCGGCGCAAGAGCCAGACGGAATACATCCCGAACATGAAGGCGGATCTGACGCTCTTCAATGCGATTCGTCAGGACAAGAACGGCATCGAGTTCGATGAGTTCGAAGCGGCCAACGCCATTTCGAAGCTGACCTATTGCGAAGTCACCGACTGCGAGAGAGCCGGCGACGGGTACAAGGTCACATTGAAAACGCCGTTCGGCGAAACCATCCACACTCTGGGAATTCCCACCTTGCGCGATGTGTCCTTCTACCGCAAGGCAGTGGTGGCATCGACCGACCTCGCGCATGGACAGGAAGAGCTGCGCTACCGGATCGAGCCGGCAGTCACGCTCTACGATTCGATTGCGCAGAAGATCGAAGGCTACACCCCATCGTTCAAGACCGCCGATGTTCCGCCGCACCACAAGTCTGCCGCAGTGGTGGAAGTGGTGCAGGCGATGGAAGAACTCGATCCGAGTTTTGACCCAAACTTCTAGCGCCCGATGAGTGGCCCACGCCCGTCCCTCTCCGGCTATTGATACACCGCCTGGTCAGGGCCAGCGAATTGTGCGAGGGCGGAGAAGGCGCGGGGAAGGACTGCCCGGACGCTGACGGCGTGACGTGCGGCAAGTGCGGCGCCGAGAGCGAAGTGGAAGACACTTCCGTCCCTGGAACCTGTCCCCAGTGCGGCGGGCGTCAGTTCACGGTGAGCCGTTGCGATAGATGTCCAGTGCATGAACTCGAATACGTTCGGGCGCATTCAGCGGCCGGCAGGTTGTTCGAGCGCGTGCTCGAGCTGGAGTTTGCGTGCACTAATTTCGCCGTCCCGTGGAGTGAGATCACGGCCGAGGAAGTGAAGGGGCTTCAGGTGATCAAGGAAGAGCGCGAGCGGTATCAGCGCGAGCAACAGAAAGAGGCCGCGAAAGGCCGCTAGCGGATCCCAGCGGCATTTCCGCAGTGGGTGGCGATCGCTGAGAGCAGCGCGCGCTTTTTCAAGGCGGGCATTCGCTCCAGTCGCGCGACCCAGCGTTCCTTCTGCCGCTTCAGATCGGTGCGCTTGCGATTGCCCTCTCCAAGGAACCGGTAATCGTGCAACTCGTCCGTCTCCGGGAAGTTGAGCCACAGCCATTCGGTGGCCATCCCGCCGCGCGTCATGGATTCGTAGCTGATCGACCGCCAGCTTTTCAGCGCGTCCGCGTACATGCGCGACCAGTAACCGGAAATCATCACCATGCACGGCAACTGGACGATGGTCGCGAGCAGCTCCTTGTGCTGCCAATCCTCGAGCTCGTGACGGTAAAGCCGCCCGCCGGATCGGGTTTCGCGCAGGTAGGGCGGATCGCAGTAGACCAGATCGGCGGGCTCGAACAGATAAGACGTAAGGAAGGTCAGGCCGTCGCCTCGCACGAAGCGAAAGCGCGGTCGACCAGCGGCGGCGCCGCCGCCATCGGATCCGGAAGCGGCGGATGGACCGCCGGAGGGCCTATCCACCTTCCCGCGCCGGCGCGCGGCGCTGTTTCCACCGCCGACGGCCGCGAGCGGCAATTCCGGCGCTGCCACCAGGTTGGCTGCAGGCGTGGCGATTTTGCCCTCTCCGCAGGCAGAAGCGGCGGCGTTTCCGAATGCGCCCGATCGCCATCGCTCGATCACTTCCGCGTCCATGTCCACGCCGACGCTGTACGCGGCCGGCCGCTTCTTTCGCATGACCGCGCCGCCTCCTAGGAACGGCTCGCAGTACGTCGCGTGCGGCGGCATGAGATTGATCAGACGGTGATAGACTCCCGGTCCGGACTTTCCCCCTGGGTAGGCCATGCACCGAGAGTACGGCGAAAATGCCACTGCTGTCAAGAAAAAACGAATGGCTTTCCAGACCAACATCACGCGCGCCCGGTTCGTAGTTGGCCCGTTTTCCAGCGAGCAAATGCAGACCGTAGCGCAAGCCACTACTGATAGCTTGGCGGCGAGAATCCGCCGCGGTCAGACCGTCGAGGACACTGACGCGAAACCTTTGAAGCCGGGGCGCAACGGCAAGCGCGGGTATCCCGATTACAAGACCGCCCGTGGGTTGCAGCCTATTCGCGACTGGACGTGGAAGGGGCGAACGATGCGGTCGCTCAAGGTCAAATCTGCGAATGAAAACCGCGCCGTGATCGGGTTCATCGACCCAAAGGCGGACGCCATCGCGCACTGGAACAATCAGCGGGAAAAGCAGTTCGGCCTTTCGCCGAAAGACGAAAAGGTCTTGGGACAAGCCGTAAACGTGACTGCAAAACAAGGGCGTGTAGTGCGCGCCGAGAAGGTAGCTTAACGAATGCCCGCATCCGAGCAAATCACGCTGGAAATTGACGAACGTCCCGCAGTACAGGCGGCAGGGCGCGCGAATGCCGCCGTCGAGGGGCACGAAAAGGTCGTCACGAAGGTGATGGACGGCGCGGGCAAACAGTGGGAAGTGTACGGCGAAAAAGTCATCCGCGTTTCGGATAAGTCGCGCAGCTCGGTTGACCGGTTGGTGAAGTCGATGGAGCAACAGGCCGCGGTCTTCGGCAAGACGGGCGTGGAGAAGCTGATCGCACAGAGAGACCAGCTCATCAGCAAGTGGGGACAGGAACAGCGCGCGGTGGAATCGATCACCAAAGCCTACGCCAAGATGATCGAGGAGCAAAGGAACGAAAGCTCCGGCGGCTCCCAGTGGGGCGAGAGAATCAAGAGCGCGATAGAAAACCCGCTGCAAGCTGTCGGCAATATGGCGACGGGGCTGTTTGAAAAGCTGGGACCGGTGGGGGTAGGAATTGGCGTTATCGCCACCACGCTGACGGCCGTGGCCGTTGCGGGCGTGGAGGCCGCGCGAGGCCTGGCCGAATACGGCATCGGCATCCGGGACGTGGGACTGCGTACCGGACTCTCGTCAAAGGAAGTGGGTCAGTTCTCTTTCGCGGCGAAGGCGGCGGGCTCTGATGTCTCCGTGTTCGAGCGCATGATGCGCGGATTGACCGTGGCTGTAGAGGACCAATCGAGCGCGGGGGACAAGGCGCGCGGCTGGCTGACTAAGTTCGGCGTGGATCTTCGTGGAGTGAGGGACGGAACGGTTTCCACGTCGGAAGTGTTCCGCCAAATTTCCGAGGGGCTGGAGAAGCTACCGCCGGGATTCGAGCGCGGCGCCGCGATGATGGCGCTGTTCAAGCGCGCGGGCATCGAGTCCATTCCGGTGATGCTCGAACTCGCCAAGAATCTCGCCATCGCCAAGGATGAAGGGTTCGGGCCTAACGACGCAGACGTTCAGAAATATATCGAGATGAACGTGCAGCTCGCGATTATGGACGCCCATTTCGCGCAGCTCAAGCGGTCGCTGGAAGAGAAATTCGTGGTGAGCCTTGAGTTCGTGGGGAACGCCGTGGAGTGGTTTCTGTCCGGCAAAGACTCCAGAGACGGGCACAAGGATCTGAACCCGCGCCAGAAGGACGAAGCCGCGAAGCTGTACGACGATATCAAGCTGGCCAACAGCCCCGCAGGGCAAACCTATTCGACCGGGCTCGATCCAATGCAAAAGCTGGAACAGCAGCGCATGAACGCATTGAAGGGGCTTCGCCCGAGCGATGCGCTGAACGCGGCCCCCGGCAGCATCGCGGCATCGCGGATTGCGGAAGCGGCCATGTACCAGCAGCAGAGCGATGCCATGCGCGCCGCGGGCGGACCCGACGCCATCGCCAAGGCGGCGGCCAATCGGCAGGGCGGCGATTCCGCGGTGGCGTCTTATGATCAGCAACAGGGATTGGCAGGCCAGATAAAGCGCGAACAGGCGATCCTCGCGAAAATGCCAAAGCCCGAAGCTGGCCTCAGCACCGCCAAGGAAGTGGCTGACTACTCCGCCGAAGAGAAGAAAATCAAGGGACTGCAAGCTCAGGAAGCAGCCGGGAAAACGGTCGCCGAAGCGGAGAAGCGCGACCTCCAGCAGCTCACCGAATGGCGCCACGCCGCCGCGGAGTTCCAGCAAAAAGACGATGAGCGAGAACTGAGCGTCATTGGGAAGATTTACTATCAGCGCGACCTGATTCTGAAGCAGGCGGCGGGGCTGAAAAATAAGCCATCCCAGGACGAATTGACCATGGTCGGATACGATGCCGAAGACGCATCCAACGCCATTCTCACCAAAGGCTACAACGAGTATTTGAACAAGCCGCGCGACCTCTCGTGGGCAGTGCCCGGCATCGAGTCTGACACACGGGACCGTGAAGCCCGTGACGCCCAGCAAAAGAAGGACGCCGAAGCCGCCTCGCAGATCGCCTCCACCCAGTACGATTCCCAGAAAGACTCGCTGAACCGCAACGCCAATAATGCCTTGAAAATCTCACAGGCCAGCGGCGCCACAGGGATGGATGCCATCCGCGATTCGTACCAGATCCGCATCGGCCTCGCGACGCAGCTCGCGGAGATCGCAGCCGTCCGCATCGCCAAGGAATCCGATCACGATAAGCAGCAGGAACTCTTCGCCCTCGCCCAGAAGGACCTCCAGAAAGAGATGTCCGAAGCCGCTGAAGAATCCCTGCTCAAGCAACTCGAACTGCAAAAGCAGCAGATGAATGTGATCAAGCAGGACACCGAGCACCTGTGGAATACGCTGCTCACCAAGCCAGGTCAGTTCGGGAAACAACTTGCGGATACCGTGCACTCAGCGGTTATCAAACCCATCGCAGATGGGATGTCCACAGTCACGGCGCGCGTTCTTAAACCAGTGATTTACGGCGCAGACGGTGATGGTGGAATAGCAGGGACGATGAAAGGCATGTTCGGAGGGGCCAAGCAAGACCCGATGAAAACGGCCACGGACATGAACACGGCGGTAACCGCGCAGAACTCCGCGGCGCTGTCGATGCTCACCGCAATTCTGGCCGGCGCCATGGGAATGTCGGCGCCCGCGATGGCCTCGGCGCCAGGTGGCATGGGCGGCGTTTCGGCTCCCGCGATTTCGGTTTCGGCGCCAAGCATCAGCGCGCCATCGATCTCGAACCTGTTCCGCGCGCCATCGAGCGGCGGCGGGATTATGCCGATGCTGTTTGGCAGCAGCCCCTCGCCGCAGGCGCCAAGAAGCACATCGTACGGCGCGCCCTCCAGCTCCTCTTCCGGGTTCATCCCGATGCTGTTCGGCCACGGAAGCGCGCCTCCAAGTCCTTCCTCGATTCAGAGCGGCCCATCTTCGGGCGGATTCTCGCAGTCTTCCCAAGCGCAGGGCAGCGGCGACGATGACGATGACTTCGGATCGTCGGACGGTTCCAGCAGCGGCGCCACGCGCGCCTTTGCGCAGCCGGGCGCATCGCCTCTGGCGCGGCTGTTCGGCGGCGGCGGATCGGGCGGCGGCAACTCCCCCTCTCCGATGGGCGGGCTGTTCGGCGGATTGTTCGGCGGTGGGTCGGGCGGATCGGGCGGCGGCGGCAACTCGGGATCGCAGTCCGGCTCCGGATCGATGGCTGGTAACTTCAGCGGAATGTTCAAGGGGTTCAAAGGAAACTTAGGCGGCTTCACGCACTCGGACGTCGTAAGCGGCGATGCGGACAGCCCCGGCGGTCAGTTCCACGACACTGGCGGCGGAATCAACGGCGTAAACGGCATGGCCGGAGCGGCCCTGATGGGCGGCGGCATGATGGCCGCGCAGGCGGGTTTGCTGGGCAAGAATCGCGGCACCGGCACGGGAATTGCCGAAGGCGCGGCGGGCGGCGCGGCCATCGGCCTGGAGATGGGCGGGCCGATTGGCATGGGCATTGGCGCGGCCGTCGGCGGAATGATCGGCGTGGGCGAAATGCTGGCGGGGGATGTGAGTCCCGAGACCAAAGCCAAGCAGCTCTGCAAGTCGATTTACGGCATCAGCATCGACAACGGGATGGCGACTCAGATCGCACAGTTAGCGGCATCGAAATACGGCGGCAACGTCACCATTGCGGTGAGAGATCCGGAAACACGGAAGATGCTTCAGCTTTACGCGACCGGCACAGGACAGAAGTTCCCACTGTCGGCTACCACTCCGCAAGCTGGGTCTTTGCAAGAACAAAACGGCGTTCTTTCCCAGGTTGCTACGTACCAGAATGGCACCCCGTACACGTTCCAGAGCAGTCTTCCCGTTGCGGGCGGATTCGCAAGTGGACAATATCCTTCGCCTCCGCAAGGCAGCGGTGGAGCTACCAACGTAACGCTGTCTTTGAACGGACAAAGCGCGGCGGATGTCTTGGAAGGCAGAGTGGCCAGCACGGTCACTCCAGGCTTTGTGCAAGACCAATATGCAAGCGCGCAGACTCAGAGCAATGGCCGGGTGGATAACTCAGCCATGATGCAGCAGCCGGGGCTGATCACTTCGTAGCTACGCCCTGGCGGCGTCGCTCTTGCCGTCGATTCCCAGGACCTCGCGGACGGTAGCGCCTTTTTTCTTGCTCAGTTTGTCCACCAGATCCTTCGCTTCCTTGACCTTCGGGGAATTCTTCGCGGCCTTCAGCAGCGACCGGTACCACGCGCGCACGCGGGGCAGTCGCGCATCGAGCAGGGGAACGGCAACGCCCTTCCGCACAGGGATGCTCGGGGGCAGGTGCTCAAAGCCGGG